TTTTTCAACGATGTCCGTTCGCAGAAGTACAAAGGGCGTGAAGCTGAGCGTGATCGAATCGAACGCGACATTTTCGCTGCACAGCGAGAAGGTCGTATTGTTGTTTAACTAGACAAGGAGCTTCATCATGGCATACCCTAACGCCGCTGGCCGCCCACAGTATTCGGGCAACTTCATTCCAGAAATCTGGTCTGGCAAACTCATTGAGAATTTCTACGATGCCACCGTGCTCGCAGCAATCTCTAACACTGACTACGAAGGCGAAATCCGCTCATATGGCGATACCGTCAATATCCGCACTTCTCCTGAAGTCACCATCCGCACTTATGTAAAAGGTCAGACTCTCCAAGTTGAGAATCCAGACAAAGCTAAGTTGCAGTTGTTGATCGACAAAGGCGAGTACTTCTCCTGCATCGAAGACGACGTGGACAAAGTTCAATCGGACATCAACTTGATGGACACTTGGACTAAAGACGCATCTGAAAAGATGAAAATTAAGATTGACCAACGTGTGTTGACCGACATGTTGCCTGACATCGCTGCTGCCAACAAAGGTAACAGCGCAGGCCGTATCACTGCCAACATCACTCTTGGTACATCTGGTTCTCCTGTTGCAATCACTAAGACCAACGTGTTGGATTACATCGTTGACTTAGGCACTGTATTGGACGAAGCCAATGCTCCTGAGAGCGACCGTTTCTTGGTTATTCCTGCCAAGATGGCTGGCTTCATCAAGAAGTCTGATCTGAAAGATGCTGCTATTACTGGTGACGCACAGTCTGTTATCCGTAACGGTCGCCTTGGCATGATCGACCGCTTTACCATCTACATGAGCCACAACCTGAGCGTTACCAGCGGTAAGTTCAGCTTGATCGCTGGTCACAGAATGGGCTTTACTTTCGCCTCACAAATGACCAACATGGAAACCATCCGCTCTGAGTCCACCTTCGGCAATATCGTCCGTGGCTTGCAAGTGTATGGCTACAAAGTTGTCAAGCCTGAAGCTTTGGCTCAAGGCATTGTGACTCTGGCCTAATCAATTAGGGGGCTTCGGCCCCCTCGTTTAACTTTTTTTGGAGATTTAAAATGGCTACATATACCGATACCTTGGGCTTTAACAGAGGCTCAGCCGCCCTCCCTTCAAATGCACTTCACAAAGTGCATATGATGGAGATAACTCTTGACTTCCCAGCGATCATTGCAGCACGTTCTGCTGCTGGTGCAACTGCACTGGCTGCTTCTGACGTAATGGAAATTATCCCTATCCCCGCAGGCACTTTGGTGTCTAACGTGGGTATGGTAGTTACCACTGCTGCTGGCGTAACTAGCACCATCTCTATCGGTGACGGCTCCGCCGCTGCTGGTTACTTGGCTGCTACTTCAGCGAACGCTACTGGTACATCCGGTGGTGTTCCTGTGTTGTCGTCTGGTGCATTTGCTCCCACTTTGAGTGGTGGTAAGGTGTACGCTGCTGCTGATACTATCGACATCACGCTTGGTACTGCTGTACCAGCCGCTGCTGTTGTGCGTGTCTTCGCAATATTCACAGACATCAACTAAACGGCATTAGGATAGGGGCTTCGGCCCCTTCCTTTTAGGAGAACAATATGTCAAATGTAACGGCTGTACATGTGGATGCAACAGGTACTATAGCGACTGGGCGGCGTCAACTACGTGGGTATCACACAATCAGTGGTGGTACTGCTGGTGATGTTATTTTCCGTGATGGCGGTGCTTCTGGCACTATAAGATTGCAGTTCAATATTGGCACTGGTACGCAGCCTATTGTGATGCCAATCCCTGCTGACGGTATTTTATTCACCACCGATATTCACGTGACACTTCCTACAGCGGCAAAAACTACTTCATTTATAGAAGTTGTGTGATGGCTACGAAAAAGGGTGTTAATCTATCCGTAGGCCGTGGGGAAAAGCTACCTGTATCGCAGGGTGCTGGGCTGACTGCTAAAGGTCGTGCTAAGTACAACGCAGCTACAGGCAGCAACTTAAAAGCTCCACAGCCTGAGGGCGGTAAACGCAAGGATTCGTTTTGTGCACGCATGTCTGGTATGCCCGGGCCTATGAAGGATGAAAAGGGAAAACCAACACGTAAGGCTGCGGCACTTGCAAGGTGGAAATGTTGATGGCTACTAAACCAAAATCTACTGTAAACGCCGCAGGTAACTACACAAAGCCTGAGATGCGTAAACGGATTGTGTCGCAGGTAAAAGCTGCCGCAACGCAGGGTACAGGCGCAGGTCAGTGGTCAGCACGTAAAGCTCAGTTGGTAGCCAAGAAATACAAGGCTGCTGGCGGGGGGTATAAAGATTGAAAACGCCGCAGCAATCTCTAAAAGACTGGGGCGATCAAAAATGGAGAACCAAAAGTGGAAAACCGTCTAGTAAAACAGGTGAAAGATACCTTCCAGAAGCTGCGATTAAAAATCTCAGCCCTGCTGAGTATGCTGCGACAACGCGTGCAAAACGCGCTGGCAAAGCAAAAGGACAGCAGTTTGTAAAACAACCCGCTAAAATAGCAAGTAAGACATCCAAATACCGATAGGAGTTTTTAAATGGCACGTTATCTAAGAAACAAGAAAGACGGTTTCATTTACGACTGGAATCCCATCCTTGCAGAAAATATTCTGTGTGAGGAAGTGACTGAGGAAGAAGCCTTCCCAGAAAAGTTCATCCCTAAAAAACAAAAGGGGCGCAAGTCTGATCTTGACCTTACTACCCCCGATGAAGCAATCCCTGAAGCTCCTCCTGTGACCAATGAGGAAGTTAATGCTGAAGCATCCCGAGGTCTACCTGAATGATACTCAACAATGTAATCACTGAGGTTCGCAGATTACTGCAAGACATCAACTCACCGCAGCGCTATAGCGATACGGTGTTGTTGGGCTTTGCAAATCAGGCGTTAAAGCGCATTGCTGTGCTTCGCCCTGACCTCTTTGCTTACATTGGGGCAATCCCTACTACCGCTGGGTCTGTCATTCAATCTATGCCATCTGATTCACTTCGGATCATGGAGATATTCTCCGTGCAAAACGGCAATGGCGTTACTGAGGTAAACCGTGATGCACTTGACCAGACGTACCCAACATGGATGAACGACGACGCTGCGCCGTGTGTGAACTGGATGCGTCACGTGCGCAACGCCAACAAGTTCTTCATCTACCCCAAAGCGCCAGCAGGTCAAATTTTAATTGGGGAGTATTCGCAGACTCCTACAGACTATGACGGTACAACAACTGTGACGTTGTTGTCAGATGGCTATTTTCCGGTTGTCGTTGACGCTACAGTGTTCTTGGCTGAGTCAGTTGATAACGAACACGTGAACTCACAACGTGCCGCCTTGTTCCAGCAGTCATTTACCCAAGCCTTGGGCGTTAGCGCACAGGGTAGGGTTATTACTGATACCGAACAAGCTGGCCTTAAACCGTCTGAGGTTGTCTAATGGCTGACCGCACATTCCTCTCACTGGTTACTCGTCTTGCCCCTAGCGTGCCGGGATGCCCACAGCCAATCGTCGAGCAATATGTTCGTGATGCAGCCATTGAGGTGTGCGAAAGAACCCTGTCATGGCGCTATGAGCAGCCTAAGATAAGACTTACGCCGGGGGTCTATGAGTATCCCTATGAGAACCCTACAGGGGCAGAGGTTCATGCGTTCCTATCAGTCTCGCTAAACGGCTCAAACATAGAACCAGCGACTCTTGAGCAGTTGACCCGCAAGTACCCAGCATGGCCTGATCTAATTTCCGCACAGTTGTCTACCCCGCAGAATGTCTGCCAGCTAGACTCTGACAATTTTGTGCTTGCGCCAGTGCCAGATGATACAGTCGTGTACGACCTGAAGATGATCGTAGCCCTTAAGCCTTTGCGTACTTCATCGGCAATGGCAAAGTCTGTGTTGGATGACATTGAGAATGTTGTCATGCACGGAGCCTTACAGCATCTGTTAGTGCTGCCCAATAGAACGTGGACTGATCGTGAGTTAGCCTCATACCACGCCAAACAATACTCATTTAAAACGTCTGAACGACGGGCTAGAGCCAATCTTGGTGCTGCTCGTGCGTCGATGACGGTTCAGATGCGTCCATTTGCATGAGGTAATTATGGCAACAGATGTCATCCGATTAGTAGAAGGCGACGAAAAGCCGCTTATCGTTCTCACTCTGACGGACGACATTACAGGTACGCCCATAGATTTATCTGCGGGATCAACAACGGTCAGTGTGAAATTTCGCAAAGCAGGCACTACAACGCTACTCTCAACAATTTCTTGTACAAAGTTAAGCAGTGGTACAACAGGGCAAGTGCAGTTTGGCTTCTCCGGCGGTGTGCTTGATGTAGACGCTGGCGCGTACGAAGGCGAGGTTGTTGTGGATTACAACGGCGCTGTCCAGACAGTCTATGAAACATTGCGGTTTACGGTGAGGGCAAACTTCTAATGTCCAACATCAGGGTATCTGCTGCTGTTACGGCGCTTGTTACCGCAGTCGCGGTGGCAGGGGCTATTACTGTTTCAGTCAACCCCAATACCTATGCTGTTTCCGCGCAGCCTGAAAATATCATACGGCTATCAGCGTTTGTTGTACCGATGACATCTCTAGAAGAACAGACAGTTATTATGTCTGACTTCCGGCAATTTGCTATTGTCACAGAGCTTGATGACCCAACAAATTTTGTAACAATAGCCGACCAGCCTACGTTTGCTCCAGAGGTTGTATTGACAGACTCAGTCACCATGACCGATGTAGTCTACAAAGACTTCAGCGAGATGGTTGACTATGATCGCAATGATGCGGATGTTGACCCAGACCCAGTTACGATAGCTGATGTTGCTACTCAACAGGTAGTTAAGGTTCTTACAGATACTGCAACTGCAACGGATGATATGGTACGAGCACCGGGTAAGGTGCTTACAGATTCGGCTACTGCTTCAGACTCAGTGAATACCCTAGCTATAGGGAAAACCCTTACTGATTCTGCAACAGCATCTGATGCTGCACCTGTGTTCAACGCGGCCAAAGTTGTTGCTGATAGTGCGTCGGCTACTGATGCAGCAGCGCTCAACGTAGACAGAGGCAATATTGCTGAGACTGTTACAGCAACAGATTCTTCATCCCTACAACCCGATCTTGCTAAGACCGACTCGATTACTGCTACTGATGCAGTTAGCACCACAGTTGGTTTTAATAGAAGTTTCTCGGATACTGCAACAGCATCTGACTCAGCAGCGCTGAACCCGCAGTCTGTCCAAACTGACACGGCTACAGCATCTGACTCAACAGCGTTGAACCCGCAGTCTGTCCAAACTGACACGGCTACAGCTACAGACTCCCCATCCCTACAGCCTAACCTTGCTAAGACTGACTCTGTCACTACAGCCGATACACTGAACTCATTTGATATAGGTAAAAACCCTAGTGAAACAGTGACCGCTTCTGATACGGTGAACTCTTTTGCTGTGCAGACTGTATTGACAGACTCAGTCACCATGACCGATTTTGTCTACAAAGACTTTAGCGAGATGGTTGACTATGACCGTAATGACGCTGACGTAGACCCAGACCCAGTAACTGTTGCAGATACAACGGCTATTACGTTCACAACTTCAAGGTCTGACAGTGCAACGGCATCTGACTCAGCAGCGCTGAACCCGCAGTCTGTTCAGACTGATAGCGTTACAAGCAGCGATGCTGCACCAGTGTTTGCCCAGAACAAGACAACGACAGATACGGCTACAGCCTCTGATGCTGCACCAGTATTCCTAATAAGCCCAGCCTACTCTGATACAGCAACAGCGTCTGACGCTGCACCTGTGTTTGCCCAGAACAAGACAACAACTGACACGGCTACAGCCTCTGACGCTGCACCTGTGTTTAACATTGCAAATGTCCTGACTGACACGGCTACAGCATCTGACTCAGCAGCGCTGAACCCGCAGTCTGTCCAAACTGACACGGCTACAGCATCTGACGCGGCGGCTTTGACTCCTAACAAGACAACAACTGACACGGCTACAGCCTCTGACGCTGCACCTGTATTTGCCCAGAACAAGACAACAACTGACACAGCTACGGCGTCCGATGCCGCGCCTGTGTTCAGCATTGCAGCAGTTCTATCAGACACCGCTACGATGGCGGATGCCGTAGCCTTTAGTTTTGTACCCGGTGTAACAACACCGCTGTACGACTTTGCGTTCATGTCAGATGACAAGTTTACATACTACCCTGTGCTGGGTACAATTAACGATCATTTGATACACGAACCCCTTGTAAACGGTGAATTTGTGCTGACAGTTGACCCCAATGCTGGTATCGTATATACGATCCGCACGGAGTCAGTTGAGTACACGTACAACGGGTACGGCCTCAACGAAAACCAACTTAACTAAGGAGTAAATTATGTTTAACGACGCAATCAAAATGACGGGCAATTTGAAGCTCGTTCTTACCGATGAAAACGGTAACATCAAACAGGAAGAAGAAGTAAAAAACCTAGTGGTAACAGCAGGCAAAGGCTTCATTGCTTCTCGCATGAAAGATGCGACTGCAACCGCTATGACCCATATGGAAGTCGGCACTGGTACAACTGCTGCTGCGGTCGGTGACACTACTCTCCAAACGGTTGTTGCATCTTCGCGTACTCTGTTGACTTCAACTACTGTGACTACCAACTCTGTTGCATATGTTTGTTCGTTCGGAGCGGGTGTAGGCACTGGTGCATTGACAGAAGCAGGTCTTTTCAATGCGGCTTCCGCAGGCACTATGTTGTGCCGCACAGTGTTCTCAGTTATCAACAAAGGTGCAGCAGACACACTCGGCATTACTTGGACTGTGACTGTTAACTAAGGAGTTCGGGAATGGGCATTAAACTCTCAAATAACGCTAATGCTACGCTTGCAGCGGGTATAAACTCGTCTGCAACTAGCATTACGGTGACTTCAGGGCAGGGTGCTCGATTCCCAACTTTGACTGCGAGTGATTACTTTTACGCCACGCTTGTTGATACCTCTAATAATTTAGAGATTGTCAAGTGTACGGCTCGCTCAACTGATGTGTTAACAGTTGTACGTGCGCAAGAGTCAACGACTGCTCGTGCGTATGCTACTGGTGACCGCATTGAGATTCGCTTGACTGCGCAGACTTTTATTGATGCAACCACAATTACATCGTTAGAACCTGCAAAAGTTAGTGACCAAAACAATACGTCAACAGGTTATTTTGATTTACCTAACGGTACAACTGCTGAACGTCCGGCTTCTCCAGCAAATGGGATGATGCGGTACAACACCACAACTGGGTATAACGAAATTTACCAAGGGGGGGTGTGGATTACTTTTGCTTCTCCATCTACACCATCAGTAAGTTACCTCGTAGTAGCAGGTGGCGGTGGCGGTGGCGGGTCTCGACAATCCCCCGGTGGTGGAGGTGGAGGCGCAGGCGGTTTTCTTACTGGAACTATCGGCGTAAGTAGCGGCACATCATACTCAATCACTATTGGCGGTGGCGGCGCTGGGGGAACTGACAATGCCCCTACTGGCGTTGGAACATCGGGGACTAACTCAACATTCGGTTCTCTAGTAACCGCTATTGGTGGTGGGGGCGGAGGCTCATATAACGGTGGTGCAGCGCTTAACGGCGGCTCCGGCGGAGGAGACGGATTTGCCGCTGGTTTTGGTCTAGGCACGGCGGGCCAAGGAAATAATGGTGGCCCAACAGGGCAACATACCTCTCAAAATGGTAGCGGCGGCGGCGGCGCAGGTGCTGCTGGCTCTGTTGGCGGTGCCCCTACAGATTCTGTTGCTGGCGCTGGTGGTGTTGGCTCTACAACTACTTTAATTACAACTGGGCAGGCAACAACGGCATCTGTAGGACAAGTTGTTAGTTCGTCTGTTTTCTTTGCAGGCGGCGGCGCAGCAGGTAATGGATACCAAGGGAGCACGACTACTGCGGCGGTTGGTGGTAACGGCGGCGGCGGTGCTGGTGGATTACGAGTTGCTACTACTGGAGCAAACGGAACTGCTGGAAGTCCCAACACGGGAGGTGGCGGCGGCGGAGCAGGTAGTATTGGTAATGGCACTTACGCACGAACTGGTGGCACTGGCGGCACTGGAGCAATCATTATTTCTTTCAATAATACTTATAAAGCTGCTACAGCCACAGGTACATACTCATTCATTAATTCCGGCGGCAACTATATTTATATATTCACTGGTTCTGGAACCATAACATTCTAAGGAGAAATTGGATGTCACATTTTGCAAAAGTTGTTGATGGTTTAGTAACGCAAGTTATCGTTGCTGAGCCAGAGTTTTTTGATACGTTCGTGGACTCTAGTCCCGG